GCGCCAGCTCGACCTCTGGCGGCACGCGGATCGTCAGGTATCGGTCCTTGACGGCCGAGGCCGACGACTTGGGAGTGGTCGGCGCTTTCATCAGTCGGTCATCCCTGGGTTGGTCATGGCTGCCTCCTCGAACATATCGGCGGTGGCCTGGCCGGTGGCCAGCTCGACCGGCACGCCATGCGTCAGAAGGCTGACCAGATCGTCCTGGCCGGCCACCTCGATGTCGAATCGGGTCTGGGCAGCGTGCCGGATGGCCTGGGCCTGGTTGCCTGCGCGGATCAGGCGGTGCTTGTTGGTCTCCGTGTCGGTGACCAGGTAGATGCGAGTGCTCATAGGGTGTCCTTGTGGTGGTCAAAAAAGGCGCTGATTTTTGCCTTGGCATCGTCAGCACCTTTTCCCACTATACACCAGTAATTCACACTTTCAAGGTATGCGATCCAGTCCTTTTGCTCTGGGCTGAGGCTGCCACCCTTGCTGCGCTTCATCTCGACCCACAAGCGCCAGGCAGGGATGAACAGGTCGGGCACGCCAGAGGCTACGCCTTCGGCTTTCAAGCGGCCTGCGGTGGCCATGCTGCGGTGGCCTCCGTTGGGGATGGCGAAGATGCGAACGCCTGGCCAGGTCTGCCGAAACCAGCGCACCACCTCGCGCTGCTCCTCGTGCTCGGTGGGAATCCGGTCGGCGGTCAAAATGGAATCTCCTGAATCCACTGGTCGCAGGAATCCGGCGTGGCGGCGAAGTCGTCTGGCGGCCGCATGTCGAACGCCAGGCAATGGCCGGACTGGTTGAAGTGATCGCAGGTGTGGCACAGCTTCGGCGGTCCGGCGCGCATCCACTCGCGCCACTGAATCAGGAACTCTGGCTCTGGTGGTCTGGTCATGACAGGCTCTCCTGTTGGCCAAGTAGCACGTAATGCTTGACGATCTCCAGCACGCCAATCACCTCGGCAGCGCTGATCTGGCGGTCGTACTTGAGCACCACTTCATAGAGTTCTTGTGCGAACTCACCGTTGGTCACGAACTTGGTGTCAAAGTTTGGTCGGATGATCTCGCTCATGCTCAAAACTCCTTCCACAGTTCGTTGAAAACATCCAGCACGCGGTGGTTTCGCACTTGCATGCCTTCACCACTCTCGTGGCCCAGCCAAAAGCTGTGCTCGTCGTAGCGCTTCAACTGAAACGGTCCGATGGTGATTGACTCGGCGCTACGCCTGCTTTGCAGTTCCAACAGCGCATCCATCCACATGGCTGCAGGCAGCGTGACGGACTCGCATCCGGCAGCGCGCTTCAGGTGTTCTTCAACGTCTATCATGCTCTCTCCTTTGCTCGTACTTCCAAAAAGACCAGGTCATGTCCCTGGCATCCAAATCCCACGAAGGCACGCCAGTCAGTGCTTTCTGGCATGTCCGAAACTTGCGCATGGCCTTCATCAAAATCTGGCGCACGCGCTCCTGCGTCCGATCCATCTCCTGGCCTGCCTCGCGCAGCGTGCAGTTGTCCAGCACGCACAGCGCAACGGCTTGTTCCTCTGCTTCTGTCAGCGGCGTGATGGCCACCAGACGCCTGGCGAAGTCCTGCAGCAGCACCAGGTCCGGATCGGTGCCTGTCGGCCAGTAGGTGTCCACGGGCTCACACGGCTCTGGCTCGATGTGGCGGCTGTACCAGAGCTTCTTCACCTCGCTGGACAGGTTGGCCACACCCAGCTTGCCATAGTGCTGCAAGGCGCGGCCTCGGCTCATGCCCAGCTCCTCTTGATGACTCGGTGGAACTTTCCGTCCATGCGGTACTCGATGGCCTTGGGCGGCCTGCTGCCATTCATCTGCGTGGCCAGATACTGCAGGCCTTCGCTGTCACTCATGCGCTCGGCCTCCGCCAAATGCGCGCCTGACGAGTTGGCCATCGTGAAGAGTTGCTGCAGCGCACGCTGGCCGGCATACCCTTCATGGAGCACTGGCAGGTACTCGGTGATCGGTTTGTCCGACAGGCTGCCGTAGTAGGTGCAGGACAGCATCTCCTTGCCTGATGCGCGGCTGACGTGCTTGCGCCAGCTCCAGGACGTGACCTCCAGGTCACTGCCTTCCAGGCCCATGATGTCATCGTTGCGCAGCTCCAGCTTCTTGCGCTCCGGCTCTGGGAATGGCGTCAGGCACGCAGGGCAGATGGCCACGGCGATGGCGCACAGCTCGCCACAGTTGTCGCAGACCTTGACTGGTGCCTCGCCATTGCCATCGCCTGCCTTCTTGGGCGGCTGCACAGCAGTGATCGGCCCATGCGTGGCCACCACCCCGGCAAAGTCCAGCACCAGGCAGTGATCGATGTGGCTCTTGACCCGCATGCCACGGCCGGCCATCTGGACGTACAGGCTGGCCGACATGGTTGGGCGCAGCATGGCGATCAGGTCGATGTCAGGGTAATCGAACCCGGTGGTCAGCACGTTGGCATTGGTCAGGGCACGCAGCCGGCCGGACTTGAACTCGGCCAGCAGGCGCTCGCGCTCCTTCTTGGGCGTCTCGCCAGTCACGCACTCTGCGGCCACGCCACGCTGGCGCAGGACTTCGGCCACATGGTGCGCGTGCTTGACGCCAGTGCAGAAAAGCAGCCACGCCTTGCGCTCGCCTGCCAGATCGATGATCTCGCGCACCACCTTCTGGTTGTTGTCGTCGGTGTCCACGGCGGCCTGCAGTTCAGACTCAATGAACTCGCCACCACGCTTGTGGACGCCAGAGGTGTCCAGCTTGGCCATGGTGACCTTGCTGCGCAGCGTGGCCAGGTAGCCTTTGAACACCAGTTCCTCGATGCTGACCGGCTCGATCAGGTCATCGAACAGCGCAGGCTTGTCGGTGATCAGGCCGTGACCCAGGCGGTATGGCGTGGCCGTCAGGCCGATGACACGCAGCGCAGGGTTGATGGCCTTCAGGTCGGCCAGGAACTGGCGGTAGCCACCCTCGTCCTTGTGGTTGACCAGGTGGCACTCGTCAATGATCACCAGGTCGACGTGGCCGATCTGCTTGGCCTTGGTGCGGATGGACTGGATGCCTGCGAAGGTGATCGGCTCCCCGAGTTGCTTCTTGCCGATGCTGGCCGAGTAGATGCCCAGCGGCGCGCCAGGCCAGTGCTGGCGCATCTTTTCGGCATTCTGCTCGATCAACTCTTTCACATGGGTCAGCATCAGTACCACGGTCTCTGGCCAGTTCTGCAGCGCGTCCTTGCACAGTGCAGCCACGATGTGGCTCTTGCCGGACCCGGTGGGCAGCACCAGGCATGGATTGCCTGCATGGCCTGCCTCGAACCACGCATAAAGCTGGTCGATGGTTCGCTGTTGATAGTCTCTCAACATGGCGTCAGTCCTTGATGCCCACCATGATGCTGGGCGGCATCGGCAGCGACACACCAATCGGTCGCCACAGGTGCAGGCAGTTCTGGTGATTGTTGACGTATTCGCTGCGCGGTGGGTGGTATTGAATGACGCAGTCGTCCTCGTCCCAGAACAGCGCCTTGACCTGGCACATCTCGTCCCAGGTCGGGCAGCGGTCCTTACGGCTCACGCTGACATGCTCCCAACCCATGCCATTGCTGGCGATGATGCGCAGTTTCTGTTGGTGTTTGAGTGGCACGATGAAGCAGCCGTTGTGCTCGTCGCCTGCTGGATAGCCTGGCACCAGCACACGGTATTTGTCTGGGCACTTGAATGTCATCCCACAATCCTCGCTCCGAAGGTTTCGCGCAGGTCTTCAACGTACTCATCCCCCAGGCTGCACATCTTGGGGTTGGCCAGGATCTCTCGGCTGGTGTAGACGTGCGCATCGCCTTCACCGTTGGCCACATCGCGGTCTTCAATGACGTAGACAGCCGTCCACTGGTCCAGGCCGTCCTTGCGCTCCCAGGGCACCAGGTCAGGGTGCAGGACATGGCTGTCGCAAGCCTGGCGCTGGAACTCCACCGGAATGCCATCGGCCTCGTGCCTCTCGCAACGCCAGGTGCTGTCCTCCTTGGCCGTGCTGTGCGCGCAGGTGCGGCAGTTCACATGCTTGGTGGTCTTGGTCTCGTGGCAGAACTCGTGCGCATCGCAGAACTTGCACTGGTACCAGCTCGGGTCAGTGCTGATGGGCGGCGGCATGCGGTCCTCAAGCGCCAGCCTGCGGCCTCGCTCGATGTACCTCTCAGCCACATCCTTCTCGTAGCGCACTCGCTCGGTGTAGATGCGGTCGTCGTCCTTGCAGACCGCCACGTACAAAGCCCGGTCGATCTGCAGGCCGTGCATGTAGAGTTGCATCTGCACAAAGTGCTCAGGCTTGGCGCTGGCCACAGACCCGGCCTTCTCAAGGGCTGCAAAGCTCTTGCTGCCGTGCGTCTTGAACTCGGCCACGTGGCGCTTCTTGGGCGCGGCTGGCACGCCAGACTCAATGATGGCGTCAATGCTGCCGGAAACGTGGGCACCGAAGTCCACGCGCTCCTGCTGGCGGCTGGTGCGCACATCCATGCCGATGGCGCGCAAGTCCGACACGATGGTAGCCTCCTCCATCTGGCCCCTGCGGAACAAGCGCAGGATGCGGCCAGGAAACTGGGGCTGGACGGCCCACCGGAAGGACAGCCACAGCCACCTGTCGCATGGGTGGCCCAACTGGCTGCAGCCCATGTGCGGCCTGGGCGGCTCGGCCTGCTTCTCGTGGTGCTTGTCGATCAGGCCTTGGATGCTATGCTCTGGTTCGGGTATCTTCATGGTGCCCGTCTCCTTCTGGTAGTTGCCAACTTGCCCCAGTCCTCTCACGAGGCTGGGGCTTTTCACTTCACTTCTTCTGCCAGGGCGGCGCGGCCTTGGCCGGCGCTGCAGAGGCTGCAGGAGCTGCTGCAGGGGCTGCCGCGGCAAAGGTGGGCGCTGCGCCACCATTGACGGCCTTGAACCCCTTCACATCGTTGCTGGCCTCGTAGGTCTTGCCAGTCTTCTCGTCGGTGCGAGCAGGGCGCACCTCCAGCTTGACCTGGATGCTGGCACCGATGAGCTGGTCGGTGTCCTGGACCTTGGCCAGACCGATGGCGCGCATGATCTCGCCAAGCTGCTGGCGGCCGATCTCTTCGGCCTTGGCGCTGGCATTCTTGATGTTGAGGTTGCCGAACACCACGCGGCCCTGGTGGGNCGGCCNGGTGATGTCGTAGCGCAGCTTGATGTACTGGCCATCGCCTGCGGCAGTGGTCTTCAGCTCGGCCTGCGTGATGTTGGCCGTGTACCAGCCGGCCGGCAGAGGCTCATAGTTGCTGTTGCCCTGGGGCATGTCAGATGCTGCGTAGGTTTGTCCGAGAAAAGCCATGATTTACTCCTTGGTGGTGATGGGTTCGATGGTGAAAGAAGGGCGGCCAGGCTTGGCCGTGATTGCTGCTGCCAGCGGCTTGGTGATGGCCTCATCTGTCGCCTTCCAGATGGCCATGTTGATCTCCGGCTTCCACCGGAACAGCGTGCTCAGGTGATCGGTCAGGCCGTGCTCCGCGGCCAGCTCCTGCACCTTGTCGGCGTCAACTTTGCGGTCGATGCGGCTGACCACCTTGACCTTGAAACCTTCGAGCGCCAGGTTCTCGGTGCCTTCCACATCGTCGCGGATGCTGGCGATCTTCCTGATCTGGTCTTCAATCGCACGGCGGTCGGCCGTTGCAGTGGTCTCCGTATCCTTGGCGTAGAGCCACATCTGGGCCAACTTCTCCACGTCTGTGACGGTCTTGATGAAACCTTCGGTCTTGAGCATTTCGCGGATGTTCATCACTTGCCTCCGATTTTGGCGATGACTGCACCGAGATCAGGCGCCTCCCAGGCGTCCAGCTTCCCGCTGCGATCCTTGGCCAGCCAGAGGCCGTCCGAGTCGCACATCAAGGCGCGCTGAGTGTTGTTGTCGCTGTCCTTCTCGACCCGCAGCGCCAGCACCTCGTCGAAGAAGTAAGGCAGCGCCTGGCCGGTCTTGTTGCCAGGCATCGAGGGCGCATACAGCACGCGGCCCATCTCGTCCTGGGTCTTCTCCAGCTTGGCGCTCATGTAGACGTGCCGGCCAGGCAAATCGCGGAATGCGCGGATGATGTCGGCCATCTGCTCCTGCATCGCACCGTAGGCCTGGCGTGGGTCTTTGGTGGCCTTCTTCTCGGCATTGAGCACCACCTCAGCGATCTCGCTGATGGAGTCGAGCGCGACCGATTGGAAACCCTTGGCCTCGTCGGACTGCGTCAGCCAGGTGTAGGCCTCCCGCAGCGTCTCCATGTCGCTGATCTCGATGAAGGGCAGGTCGGCGTCCTGGATGGACAG